TTTACTGGTGATGTTGTAATTGTAATGCCTGCTTGTACTGCTAATGATAGTGCAACCATTACATGTGAGTGGCTTAAAAATTATTAATAGGAGTAGCATATGCCAAACACTACTTCAGGAACAGCAACGTTCGATAAAACTTTTTCTATAGAAGAAATTATAGAAGAAGCGTATCAACGTGTTGGTGTAGATCAATTAACTGGCTATCAACTTAAATCAGCTCGACGTTCTTTAAATATAATGTTTCAAGAATGGGGTAATAGAGGTTTGCATTATTGGGAACTTAAAGAAACCAATATTGATTTAATTGAAAACCAAGCTGAATATCATTTCTTTAGAAGTGCAGCAGATGATACCTCTGATTCTAATCGTGCACAGGCAACTACTAATCAAGTTGATTCTACTATTTTTGGTATGGATGATGTATTAGAAGCTACTTTTAGAACTGATAGAACACAATCTACACAACAAGACATTGCTTTATCAAAAATTAGTCGTTCAGATTATTCTGCTTTAGCAAATAAATTACAAGCCGGACAACCGACACAGTATTATGTACAAAGATTTATAGATAGGGTTACAGTAACCGTATATCCGGTGCCCGATTCTACATCAGCTAGTGCTGATTTACACTTATACTATGTTAAAAAAATAGAAGATGTTGGTGACTATACTAATGCCAGTGACATTCCTTATCGTTTTGTTCCTTGTATGGTATCAGGATTAGCTTATTATTTATCACAAAAATATAGTCCTGAACTAGTTCCACAAACTAAAGGACTGTACGACGAAGAATTAAATCGTGCTTTAATTGAAGATGGTTCTTCAACTAGTACACACATTAGACCAAGGATTAATTACAGATAATGTCTAAATATTCAGCAGGAACAAAATCAAAAGCAATTTCCGATAGAAGCGGTATGTCTTTTCCTTATAACGAAATGTTAAAAGAATGGAATGGTGCTCTTGTACATAGGTCTGAGTTTGAAGCAAAGCATCCACAATTAGAACCTAGACAACATACAGCAGATGCACAATCTTTAAAAGATGCAAGGCCGGATAGAACTGAAACTGCAGTGCCTAATTTATTAAAAACTAATTCTTTTAAAACCGGAACTGCTGGCACAAGTGCAATCACAGTTACGGAAATAACTCATGGCAGAGCCAGTAGTGATACAGTTAGATTTTATGGTACAGCAAGTTTTGATGGTATTACATCTACAAATATAAATCGAACTGCTGGTTACAGTATTACAGTTGTAGACACTAATAGCTATACATTTACAGTAGCTACAGATACTGCAACAACAGGAAATATAAATGGAGGAGGAGCTAGGTCTTACGCTGGACCAGCAACTATAATAGCATGACAACATACGCAGAATTAACACAACAAATTTTAGATTATACTGAAACAGATATTAATGTTTTAACATCAACTATTACTAACGACATTATAGAAAGTGCTGAGTCTAGAATATTTAGAAATGCAGATTTAGATGTTTTTAAAAAATACAAAACGGCGTCTTTAACAATAGGCGATCCTTTTGTAGCTATGCCTGGAGCTACACCACAACTTTTTGCTTTTGTTAGATATTTACAGATATTTGGTACAGACAATATTCGTATTACTTTAGAAAAAAAAGATTCTTCTTTTATTAATGAATACATACCAAATAGAACAACTACCGGAACACCTAAATACTATGCAAACTGGGACAACGATACATTATTACTTGCTCCATCTCCAGATGCAGCATATACTGTGGAACTAGCGTATAATGCGCAACCAACAGGACTATCTTCAAGTAACACAACTACTTGGGTTAGTAATAATGCACCAGAAGTGTTGCTTTATGCCTGCCTAGTAGAAGCTTTTAAGTTTTTAAAAAACCCACAAATGGTTCAAATGTACGAACAGTATTATAAAGAACATTTAACACCTTTTGTAGGTGAACAAATGGGTAGAAAAAGAAGAGATGAATACATGGATGGAGTACCGCGAATACCGGTTCCATCTGAAAACCCTTAAGGAGAATATATATGGCTAATATAATTAGTAATGTTTTTAAAGATCAGTTGTTAAAAGGCAACCACAACTTTCAATCTGGTGGCGACACTTATAAACTGGCTTTGTATACATCGTCTAGAACTGCAGCAGCAACAGATTCTGTATTTGATACAACTAATCAATCAAGTGGCACTGGTTATACTAGTGGTGGTAATACTTTAGTTAATGCTGGTGTTACTGGAGGATCAAGTGCAACAACAGCTTTTATAGATTTTAACGACACTTCTTTTACCACAGCTACAATAACTGCAAAGTTTGCGCTTATATATCAATCAAGCGGCGGTGCAAATACCGCTAGTGCTAACGCAGTTTGTTGGTTAGATTTTGGTGGAGATTTTACAACCACTGCAGGAACTTTTACGATACAGTTTCCAGCAGCAGGAACAAGTACAGCAATCATAAGATTGGCATAAGGAGACTAAATGGCGTTAGTACTTAACGAACGAGTTAAAGAAACTACAACCACTACCGGCACCGGTGCGTTATCCCTGGGCGGTGCTTCAGATGGTTTTGAAACTTTTGCTGCAGGTATTGGTAACTCTAATACTACTTACTATGCAATTTTTCATTCTACTGCAGATGAGTTTGAAGTTGGTCTTGGCACCNTAGACGGTGACAGTTCTGATCTTACTCGTACTACCATATATGCTAGTTCTAACAGTGATAGTGCCGTTAACTTTTCTGCTGGTACTAAAACAGTATTTTGTACTATGCCCGCAGCGCGATCCGTATTCCTGGACGCAGACGGTGACGTTACTTTAGGTGCTAACTTAGATGTTGGTGGTAATCTAACTGTTACTGGCACGACTACATTTAACGGTGGCACTCTAACTCTTGGTGACGCTGATACTGATAATATTGTTTTTGGTGGTGAAGTTGATTCCGATATTATTCCTGATGATGATGGTACTTTTGATTTAGGTAGTGCATCTAAAGAATGGCAAGATATCTTTATTGATGGTACGGCAAAAGTTGACACCCTAACAGTTGACGAGAACGCAACTATTGCTGGTACTTTAGGTGTTACCGGAGTAGTTACCGCTAATGCTGGTGTTGTTGTAGATGAAATGACCATTGATGGCAACACACTCACAGCCACAGATACTTTTAAAATTGATGCCGCTGCGGACGTTACAATTGATGCAGGTGGTGGGGATATTATCCTAAGTGATGATGGAACTATTGTTGGTACTTTAAGCGTGATTGGCAATGATTTAAAGATTAGGTCAAGAGTTTCTGATAAAGATTTGATTTTTCAAGGTAATGATGGTGGTTCAGAAATAACTGCTCTTACCCTTGATATGTCAGCTGCAGGTGCGGCAACATTTAATGACAAAATTACCGCAGTTGGAACTTCTATATTTACTAATTTAGATATATCCGGCGATGTTGATGTTGATGGCACGTTAGAAGCAGATGCAATAACAGTTAATGGCACCACACTAGCTGAATTTATTTCTGACACAACTGGTGCTATGGTTGGTTCCAATACTGAAACTGGTATTGCTGTAACTTATCAAGACGCTGACAACACCATAGATTTTGCAATTAACGCTGCACAAACGACTATTACTTCTTTATTGGCAACTGATATAAAAATTGGTGAAGACGATCAAACAAAAATAGATTTTGAAACAGCTGATGAAATACATTTCTATGCAGCTAACGTCGAACAAGTTTATCTAGGTGATAATATATTTGGACCACAGTCCGACAGTGATGTTGATCTTGGATCAACTGGTGTTAGATGGAAAGATGCTTTTATCGATACGATTACAACTACCGGTGATTTAACTGTTGGTGGTAACTTCACGGTCAACGGCACGACAACAACGGTTGCTACAACTAATATGGTGGTAGCAGATAACCTAATAGAATTAAACAACGGTGCGGGTTCCAATAGTAATGATTCTGGTATCGTCATCGAGCGTGGCTCGACTGGTGATAATGCTATCTTTATGTGGGATGAAAGTGCTGACACTTTCGTGCTAGGTACAACCACGGCTACCGGAGCGAGCACCGGGAATTTAAGTGTTACTGATGGTGCACTCCAAGCCGGCTCATTAGATATTTCCGGTAACATAGATGTTGACGGTACGACTAATTTAGATGCCGTTGATATTGATGGTGCGGTACAAATTGATGCTGCAGTAACAGTTGGTGTAGATGACACTGGTTATGACTTTAAATTATTTGGAGCTACTTCAGGAGCCCATATCATATGGGACGCATCCGACGATGCTTTAGAAACTGTTGGTGGTGCGACTATTAATATTGTTAAAGATAAGCTTAAAATTGCTGGTACCGCAGTAACTACTACTGCCGCAGAATTAAACAAACTTGATGGCGTAACTGCTACTACTGCAGAATTAAACCATGTAGCCGACGTAACAGGAGCAATACAAACCCAACTAGATTCAAAAACAACCCCCGGCTTCGCACTTGCGATGGCCGTAGCATTGTGATATAAGGAGATATTATGGCACAGGATTTTAGAAACGTAAAACAAGACAATTTACCTACTTCACATCATGACACTAATTCATTATTGTGGACTGGCGGTGACTTTGATGCCATCATAGGAATTAGAATTGCCAACATTACAACTGGTACTGTAACCGTTGATATTTATGTAAGAAATAGTAGTGTTGATTACTATTTAGTTAAAGGTCTATCAGTCCCACCCAATAGTTCAGTTGAGCTAATTCAAGGTGGAGCAAAAGTTGTTTTAGTTAATGGCGATGTTTTATATGGTATTGCTGATACAGGTAATGCTACAGATGTTATTGTTTCTGGTATTGATACTATAAGCGCATAAGGAGTAATTTATGACAACAAAAGTTGGTGGACCTTTATATATCGGAGCAGCTCCGGCATCGGAACAACTCCCAGAACATGATGCTACAATAAATGACAACCAAGTTGTCGGTCATGCGGTGCTAGCAGGACCAATAACAGTTGAAGCTATTTTAACTATAACTGGAGTGGTGGTGGTTCTGTAATGGCTGGTATACAAATAGACGGTGTAAATAATAAGATCGACTTTGATGACGATTTGGATACCTCCATCTCGGCTAATACCGATGATACGTTAGTAATAGAAGCTGGTGGTAACACCATGGCTACTATTACGGCAACTACTTTTACAATTAATGACGGCACTACAATCACAACTGCTGATAACTCAGACACACTTACATTAATATCAACTGATGCTGACGGAAGTTCAGGACCTAATTTAAGAATGTATCGTAACTCTGGTAGTCCTGATGATGGGAATGATTTAGGAGTTATAGACTTTGAAGGTCGTAACGATAACTCTCAAGATGTAGTTTATGCACAAATTAAAAGTTTAATAACTGACCAAACAGATGGAACTGAAGATGGTAAATTAGAACTCTATCATATGTTAAATGGTTCACTTGCTCCAAGTTTACAATTAACTACTGCTGGTATTGTTATAAACGAATCAAGCAATGACATAGACTTCCGAGTAGAATCTAATGGTAATACTCATATGTTATTCGTTGATGGTGGTGCTAATAAAGTTGGCATAGGAACTTCAAGTCCGCAAACTACTTTACACGTTGAAGGAACAGCACCTATTATTAGAATATCCGATTCTAACAGTACCTCAGAAGATGATGCTACTGGTGCAATACAGTTTTATGATAGAAACAATAATGATATTAATTCTGAGATATTATCAGGTACAGGTTCTACTGCTAATCTTTACATAACTAATCATAACAGTCGTAAAATTATTTTACAAACTAATGGTCAAAACGACAGATTAACTGTTGAAGCCAATGGTCAAACTGCAATTGGAACAGCATT